TGAGGGCCAGTGTCTCCCTGAGGGCCTTGAAGACCCTGCGGGCCGGTAGCGCCTTGCGGGCCTACGTCCCCCTGAGGACCCTGAGGCCCGGTGTCTCCCTGAGGCCCTGTAGGACCTTGGGGACCGGCAGGGCCTATAATAGCCGCGAGGATCGGATCGTCGGAACTCTCAGCGTGAAACGAGGTAAGCGCGGCATCGCTGTCCCCGTTGATGAACACAGGGTCAGAGGTTCCGCTGTCCCCCGGCACGAATACCGTGGGCGGAATATATGGATCAGGCATTTTCTAATTCAGTAATCGAGCCGATAGGCAGGCTGGATGGTCATCGGCCCCGAGAAGTCCTCTTGGAGCTGCTGGGCCTGAAGCTCCTGCACCGCGAGAGCGAAGCGGTCGGCAAACCGCTGGAGGCGCTCGTCCTCGAAGTGATCTGCGGCGTACTCAGCGGCCCCGTAGATCAGCGCATCGGAGGCGCTCAGGGTCCAGTGGTTCGTATCCGCGTCAGCGTCCAGCGCAGGCTCCACGCCATAGTAGCGTAGATGGAGGGTGTCGGTCGTGGCGGGGGCCGGGCGCATCCGAAGGTCGTGTCCGGTCTGAACGAACAGGCACGGATCGCCTCCTGAGGCGGGGGTTGCCAGATAGCGCCCCATGTCCACCCTCTCCAGCTCGCGGGTGTCCGAGAACAGCTCGATCAGCTCAAGGTAATCCGCAGGGACACGGAAGATGCCGTCCACGTTCGGAGGGTTGAACGACACATACTTCTGCATGAAGCTGGGCCGCAACAGACGCTCAAGGCGGGTCTGGGTAAGACCCACGAACTGAGCTGCCAGCTCGTCGGTCATGTCACTTCGGTTGATGAGGCCCCGAAGGCGGGCCTTGATGTCTGCGTAGTTCATTATGTCTTAGATGATGCGGCGGGAGGTCGCCATGAGGCCCTCCATGTCGAGGCTCTGGAGGCGCTTGAGAACGTCCTTCAGCTCCACGTTCTTGTCGAAGATATTGAACCCTTCGGCCATCCATTGCTCGACTACGGAGGTCGGGATGGCGGCTACGTGGTGGAAGTCGCCCATGCGGCTGTTCGCGCTCTCGATGCGCTGGGAGGCCAGGTTGCTGAGGAAGTGGGACCCAAGGTCCTGAGTGCGCTTGATGACGAGGTTCTCGTCGTCCACGCGGAAGGCATTTTCGGTGTCTACGAGAGACACGCTCTTTGAATTGTCCATGATGTCTTGGTTTGAGGGAAGGGGTGTGGCCCCACGACACTAGGTCGCAGGGCCACGGACGAATTACGTCAGGTTGGTGATGAGGGCGTCACCGGCGTAGTTCTTGTGCTTCAGGCCGAACTCGCCAACGATCATGTTCATCTGAGCATCGCCGGTCTTCGCCAGCGGCTCGCGGGTCCAGCCACGGAGGGTCACTTCCTCCCACATGCCCGGATCGATGAGCCAGGCATCCTGCGACCGCTGGAAGCGGTTCAGGACGACCTTGAACTCACCGAACGGCGAGACGTAGAGGTTGACCACGTTGACGAGCTTGGTGCCCTCGCCATCGAACTCACGCTGACGGCCAGCGGCCCCGGTGAAGCCCGCGACGATAAGGCTGTCAGCAGGCTTGATCATCAGGACGTTCGGCTCGGCACCTACGTTATAGGCAGCCTGAGCGGCAGCAAGCAGCGCCGTTTCGCTGAAGGCAGCGGCGGTGCCGGTCGTGCCACCCAGCGGGGTCGCAGCGCCCATGTAGTAGCGGTTCGTCGCCACGGTGACCTGGGACGCAGCGGAGGCGGTCAGGCGCGGCGTGGTCGTGCTGTCACCGGCAGTCGCGGTCTGGGCGAGGCCGATGTAGGCGTTCTCCTTGTCGCGCTTCAGTTCCTCACCGGCCTTGGCGAGCTGGTAGGCGGTTTCCTTGGCGCGACCGTACTGGTCCACGGCGTCTTCGGTTGCCGAGACCTTGATGGTCTTCTCCATGATCTGCGTATAGTTGGACCGCAGGGTCGGAGGGGTCAGGGTGGCGTCAGCGGCGGTGAAGCCTTCGACCTTAGCGTTGGTCTGGACGGCCCGCAGGCTGTCTTCCATCCACTGGAACTGACGGTTCTTGGTCTTGCTTGCGCCGATCATCGTCTGGAACGGCGTCTTGGTCGGGGTGATGCGGCTGATGATTTCCGAGACATCTTCCTTGATGCCAACGGTGTCGTAGGTGGTGTAGGTTGCCATGTTCTTGTAACTTGAAAGGGAATTAGGGGGTTAGGGTTGGGTTCAGTCGCTGGTGTCGGCCCAGCGCTCCATGAAGGCGGCAACGGCGTCGTCACGGCTGCCCGAGCGGGCGAGCTTGGTGAGACCCTCGTTTCCACGCTTCCCTGAGGCGAGGCGGTCAGAGCGGTTGGAGCTAGGCTTCACGACCTTCTTGGCCGTGTTCTTCACTACGGTCTTCTTGACCGCAGCCTTGGCCTTGAGGCTGTCGAGGCGCATGGCCTTGTGCATGAACTTGAGGACGGTCGGATCGATGATGCCGGTGGCGACATCTTCGGGCATCCCGTTCTCAACTGCGTAGGCGAGGACCTTGCTGTAAACCTCACGGTTCCAGCCCGGCACATCGCGCTCAAGGACGGTGATCGCTTCCTTCGCGGCTGCGATGCGTTCGTCCTGCTTCTGCTGGGCGATGCGACCAAGGAAATCCTTCGCCTCCTGATCGATGAACTCCAGCTCCTGCACGGCCTCACGGGCTTCAGTGCGGAGGGCGAGGAACTCATCGGGAGTGAGGCGCTGCTGGGCTACCAACCAATCGATCTTCTCGAAGGGGGCGACCCGTTCCTTGGCCTTGTCCAGCATACGCTGGGTGACTGCGACCGCTCGCTCGGTATCCGCTTCTGCGGTCTTGCGGGCGGTGGCGACTTCTTGAGACTTGCGAGTGAGGGAGGCTTCCTGCCCGTAGAGGCGCTTCAGCTCCTTGACGGTGACGCTCTTTTCCTCGCCGTCAACGGTCAGCGTGACCCGGTGGTCGTCCCCTGCAACAGGGGCAACGCCGGCATCATCGTCTGCTTCATCGTCATCGGTGGCTTCGTCGTCGTTGTCGTCACCTTCGTCCTCATCTTCGAGGTCGAGGTTCTCATCTTCGTCGTTGTCGTTAACCTGAGGCTCGGTCTCGTCGTCCTCATCGGTGTTTACCCCCTCGTCCGTGTCGGATGGCGTTTCAGCGTCCTTCCAGCGGTCAAGGAAAAGGTCAGTGGCGTCGTTAAGCGAGACGCCGGTTTCATTGACGCCCTCAGTAGGGGTGGTCATCGGTCAGTGTTACCTTGGATTGTAATGGGGCCGTCTTCGCGTTCAGCATGTTCGGCGTCGAGCCGCTGCACCGCCTGATCCTTCGTGAGGACCCGTGCGTTCAGCTCGGCTTCGATGGCCTGGAGGCCCCGGTAGAGGTTGTAGGTGTCTTCGCGTCCCGTTGCGTCGGATGGGCTGCTCTCCGTGAAGGAGGCAAAGCACTCGATAGCGCGGGACTTGAGGACGGAATGAACGGGGGCAGCGGAAAGGAGGCTGGCGGCTGCCAGCCCCCTCTCGATGATTTCGTCTGTGGTAGGTGTCATTACCCGTTGGGTGAGATGATTGCGGTTGCCTTCGCGTTCTCCGGGGGAGCCTTGGCGAGTTCTTCCTGCGCCAGTGCGATCTCGGCCTCTGCGACTTCGATCCGGTTCTCGGTCTCGGCCTGCTTGCGGTCCTGATCCATCGCCTTGATGTGGAACTCGATGGTCTTGAAGCGGCGGTCCATGTCGGCCTTGAACTGAGCGAGCGTGGCGTTGTCGCTTTCCTTCTTCTCGGCCAAATCCTGCTTGCGCTGGTTGAGTTCGAGTTCCTGTTCGCGGAGCTTGAGTTCGGTAGCGGCGAGGGGATCGGGCTGCGGAGGCGGCGTCTGCTCGGGGTTCTTGAGGAACATAGAGATGTCCCGGTGACCCTTCGTCTCGAAGACCGTCTTGTAGAGGTTGTACCTCTCCTGCGGCGTATAGAGATGAGCGATTGCCGGGTCCTGGGCGAGGATGGTGCCCAGCTCCAGATACTCCTTGGCGCGGTTGTCACGCTCCCCGTAGCCGAGGCGGAAGTCGATGGTTACGTCCCGCTGGTTCGACCAATCGCAGGGGGTCACAGGGACCCATTGCCCGGCGACATCTACGACCCGCTGGTGGTTCTCGTTCTCCACCACAAGGCGGTAGACTTCGAGGAACAGCGGCCCAAGGAACTGCGAGGCGAAGGCACGGGCCATCGTCTTCTGGCGCTGCATGGAGGCTCCGATGAGCTGCTCCACCATACCCTGCGAGTTCTGATTGCTGATCGCGTCCTTGTTGAGACCCTGCGAAAGCCGGGAGACGCCAGTTACGTCCTCCTTGTCCTCATCGAGCATCTGCACGGTTTGGAAGACGAAGGGGTTCAGCGGGGCCTGCGGGATCGGGAAGATACCGTCAGGGCGCGTGACGTTGACCAAGCCACCGATGCGGTTGTCTAGCAGCTCTCGGGGGTTGGTCAGGGCACCCTTAACAACGCCCATGCGCGGGTTGTTGGCGACAACGGCGTGGTCGAGGATCGAACGAACCAAGACGGTCTTGGCGTTCTGGGTCGGGATGACGCGGGCCGCGAAGTTCTCACCCCAGAAGCGGTGAGGCGTGGGGAGGGGCGCGTAGGAGAAGAACGGGTGGCGATCCACCTGTTCCTTGTCGAGAATGACATCTCCGCAATGGACGATCTTCCAGAGCTTGGTGGTCGTCCCGTCGAGGTTCAGGCGCGTGTAGGTCTCATAGACCACATGCTTGCGGGAGCCGGGCTGACGGTCGGCGCTATCGGAGGTAACGCTGCCATCGGACACACTATCGAAGCGGTTGACCCGCTCGTTGTCCATCGCCAGCTCATCGTCCTTGCCGTCCGAGAGGCTATCGACCTTCTTGGCGTCGAACCCATCGGCCTTCAGCTCATCCTTCGACTTCTCCGTTCGGTGGGAGATGATCGGGGAGGATCGGAGGTCCTTGATGTTGGGCGGAACGATGAATTCCTCCATCGGGAGGCACTCGATCCTGACCTGGCTCTTGTCTTCCTTGCGGGTCAGGGTCCCTGAGTAGAGTTCCGTATCCGGGTCGATTTCGAGGTCTTCGAGCGTTACGCCATCATCGGCCAGCAGCTCGTCCAGACTATCACCATCGAGGTCCTCGAAGGTTTCCTCGATCTCGGAGACGCACTTGTCCCAATAGACCTTCACGACCGCGTTGCGGTGCGTCAGTCCCCCGTGGATCACGGAGGCGAACAGGCATGTGCCAGCGTTAAGCTCGAAGACTACGTGCTTGACGTAGGCCGTGGCGACCTTGGCGAGAGGAACATCGTCCTCACCCTTGGGCGAGAAGGCCACAATGTCGCCGTGAGCGCTGAAGGTCTCTAGGAGGGTCGCCTTGGCGCTCTCCACCGTGTCGAATACGTCCGTGGAGACATACTTGGAGTTCCCGGCGTGGAAGGGGGCGGGGAGCTTGCCGTTGTAGTAGTCTTCGACCTTACGGCGTTCCCCGGCCAGCTTCGTGTCCGTGTACTTGACCCCGGCCTTCAGGTCGGAAGTCAGTAGGGACAGGATTTCACTGTCCGATAGTTTCTTAGGCATTTAGATCGCGGTTAGGTAGAAGTCGTCCGTGGAGACGACAGGCGTGAAGACGCCTTCGTGGATATGGTTCGCAATGGCGAGGGCAGTCACACAGTCGTCGTGACAGCCGCTCTCGGCCTCCATGTTCCCGCTGTCGGTCACAATGTAGGTCATCAGTTCAGCGATGGTGGTGCGGTCGAGTAGCGTCAGCTCCCCTTCGCGCAGCGAGGCGCGGAGCTGGTCGATTACCAACGGCTTCGTCTTGGTGTTCATGCGGAACCCAAGGTTTACCGTCTCCTTGTCATCGAGCTTGTCGTATACCGTCTCCGTGTAGAAGTTAGGGTATGCGAAGTCTTTGCCCAGACGAGTGCAAGTGAGGATGCCGTGGTTGTTGCTCTCGACCGCTATCTTGGCGGTATTATAGAAGAACCCTAGGGCCTTCAGGACCGTAGCGAAGTAGTCGGGGTGGACATGGCCTCGCCATATCCCGACTTGTCGTTTCTTGCTGTTGAGGATTTGGGCGACCGAATAGTCTCCCCCTCGGACGCCCATCGCTACGTCAGCGCCGATGTAGTATGTTTCGGCGGGGTCTACCTTCTCATAGACGGTAAGCTCCCCTCGCCGGTCATCTTGGAACTCGTCTCCCATCAGCCCCATTGTGGGGGCCGATCTGGGCGCGGACTGCGCCATCTCCGAGAGTTGCTCAGGGTTGAACACGGGGCGACCCGTGGTCAGGAAGGCTTCTTCAGGTGTCGAAGGGTACTCCTGCTTGAACAGGTCGATACCGTTCTGGGCCACCTTGCGGCGGCTGAACA